ATCAGCTTTGATTTTAAAGTAAAGACCTTCTAAAGCTCCTGAAATATTGTTAAATCCAGCTGCTTTATACTCAAGCTCAAGAACTTTAAATTTCTTGTTTGAATGAGTAGCAGAACCAGCGGATGACTTAAATATAATATATCCATTTACCTTTATTTTATCCCTATCTGCTTCATTAATTAAAAAATATCTATAAGATCCATCTTTCAAAAATGTAACTGGAAACAAATTATAGTATTCTCCCTTAGATTGCTTAACAAAAAATCTATAACCACTTGCCCATTCAGGCGCCTTATTTTTTACGTTAACGATTAAATAATTAGATGTGTCAGAATTATCCGGAGATATGTATACAGAGTTTGATTGATTATTACCTGTATTATCTGAAGAGGTGGTTAAGACAGTTGTCATCCTACCATAATTATCTAGGTAGGCAATACCAATTTCATAGTCGCGATCGCTTCTCCACGTTTGTTTTGGTAAACCGGTTACAGGATCTGAATCATAATTAACTGTATAGTTAACATCTATAAAGTCACCATTAGTATCAATTAAATCTCTAAATTGAGTATAATTGCCAAATATTAATCTACTTCCAATTATATCTTGTGCTAATGCCTTTAACGGAACATTATCAAACAATCGAGTGACCTGATCTGAAGGAAGAGCGGCATATGTTTTATTATTCATGAAGATAAAACTATAAGTAGAGTTATCTTGTATGCCTATTTCTTCTTTATTTAGTGTTTCAATAATCTTTACGTTAAGAGTTCTTGACTCCCAAACCAATAGCTGAATCTCCTTAACAAACTCATTACCAGTCTCAAATATAACCTCTGCTTGATTAAATTGATTAAGCATTCCTTTATTGTCACCAGTCTCTATATCAATATTCAAAGTTTTTGGATTAAACGCAACAGCAGACAATGGAGACATTGCTGAGTATTCATTGTCTAAATACTTATATCGATAACTAAAGTATACAAACTTATCCTCAATGTTATTTGGATTAATGTTTGGATCTGATAAAGTCTTTAAAGATATAAACGGAGAATTAAGAGGTGGTGCAACTATTAGATTGATATCTAAATCAATTCGTGGATCATCAATAGAATATGTCTTACACCTATTTATATTTATCTTACGTGGTTGATTTAGATTGTCTGTCCATAGAAGGAAACCACCCCCAGCGCCATCAGTAATGAAGTTAACACCTGTAATAAGATAATTTTCATCAAGTCCTAATTGATTACTTGTACTACCAAGCACCATAACAGTTGAACCTGTAATTTGATTGTACTCAAATATACCCTCAAACTCAACTCCAGTAACAAACCAATACAATACATTTGTAGCTTCATTTGCTACCGCTCCTATAGTTACAAGTGGCTGTGTTATTGTTACCCCTTGGTTTTCTATTATTTGCTTAACATCTGCAATCTTTAAGTTACCATAGGCATTCTGAACAGCCCCAATATTAGATCCTTCAGACGTGTCAATAGTTATATTAACAGCATCACGGTATTCACCATCTGGGAGCAACCTCTCATCGAGGTCTTTATTCATTCTCCCGGCAAGAAATGTTCTTTGTAGGTTAGCCATAATTACTTAATCCATTTATCCTTGCCTCTCATTGCCATTAATAAGCGGCCTGGGTGCATGTTGCTTAATCTGATCTTGGTATTTCTTAGGGCTGCTGTTTTTTCTTTCCTTACCCTATTAATAATATACTCTTGAATACCATACTTATTATTAAGTAGCGCCCACTTTAAGTAAGCGTAAATATATTCTTCTGCCAATTTATTTATAGAGATAGCACTAGTATCTCCATTTTCCATACCATCGGATATATACTCAAGTACAATATATGAGTTCTCAACACCTGATGTAAAGTCAATTACGCCAGCTGCTTTATTGATATAATACTTTGGATTGATATTAGCGTCTGCTGTATTTAATCCAAAATTCTGTGCGATCGGATATCCAAAATACCATTCGCCATCGTATTCCCATCCCCATTGATTGTAGTATGCTCCTGGACCAACATATAGTTTGTTCTCTTGTCTTAAGATATCTAGTCTTGATTCACCAACAACTACTTCTCCATTTGAGTCAAAAACAATCTGACCATTATTATCTTGAAGATATGCAGTAGCTGTAATGCTTTGTCTAGCTTCAGTAAGTGGGTATAATACACCACCTCTAAGCATTGATATTCTAACATAGTTAACGTAGTCAGGAGGTAATACCAATTTTAGCTGATCACCTAACTCAAACTCAAGAACCTTAATGTTTCTAAGTGCATCGTAGTTTATTTCTTGAATAGCTCTTTTAGCATGAAACAAAATGGTATACCTATCAACATTATTGATCAACTTATCATTTCCAACATAGTTTAATATGAAGTTGTTGACCATGTAGTCAAGAGTAACATACTGGTAAGATCCCCAGTTAGCATCTTCAGGGACATTACCATTATTGGTATAGTACTGATAATTAGTTATATATGCCATTATTGTTTCTGTTGAATGTCTTGAATTTCTTCTGATTTAGCAGCCTGTACAATATCTTGCTCTCTGATTGATACACCTGCATAGCTAAGAATCTTTATAACGAGATTAGCAAAATCATCCAAAGGTAGCTCAAAATCTTGGTATGTTGTTGAGTTTGGATTGAAGAATGGCTCGTTATTAATAATGGTATATGTCCACTGTGGATCCTTTGGAAATCTTAAGTACTGTATAGTAACGTTAGAGTTGATGGTTGTAGGATAGACCAATAAGCCATTCTCATCCATTGTATACACAGGGTATTTAACAGTAGGCGCTGTAAGGTTAGAGTTAACTAAGTTTAATATCTTTCTATGACTAACTTTTTCAATCTCAGTAGAGTTGTTATAAACAAGCTTATCTAAGAAATAGTAGTTAGGAGGAAAGTTAAACTTACTAGTAGAAGGATTATAAGTTGCAGAAGAAAACGTAGAAAAAGTATCAATTACTTCACCAATATTTTTTGGTATATCGGTGTATCCCTCTCCATGCATTCGAGCGTTCTGCTTATTGATTGCATTACTATAATTATAGACATACTGCTCAAAAATCTCAAGCTGTGCCTGCTTTGCAAAGAGATTGAATTCCAATGGCGTAATAAAGCCACGATTCTCTTTACTGATTATAGATAGGACGGTATTTCTTACGTCATTGATCATTTGACTGCTTTTGTACAAAGATAAATAAAAAAAGGCACTCCATATGAAGTGCCCTTTCTAGTAGTAGTTTGATAGTGATTAAGCTACAGCAATACCACTTACTGCTTGTGGAACAGTGATTGCATAAACTGGATTAGTCCAAGATGTTTGCAATGCGTTAGCAACTCCATTTTGGATTGCGTCACGCATACTGAATGCAACTTGAGCAGCATGAGTTAATGTAACAACTTTACCACCTGCATAAGTAATAACAGTTGTAGTTGCAGTTGCAGAAGCAGCGTCAATAAGAACGATATTAGTTGCTGCAACTAATTGATTACCTTCACTAGTAACCGGGATAGATAAAAACTTTTCCATTTTGTAAAAAATTAATGGGTTAAACAATGATCAAAGTTAAGCATTTTCAGAGAACTTATCTTCTAGGTATTTATATAGCTCTAATCCTTCATCAGATTGTAGATAAGAAGCCAATGCATGGATATGATCATGACCAAACGGAACGGTCATTAGACGCTTCTTATTATCCTTGAAGTTATAGTGTATGTCTTTGTTGCCTCTAAATGTGAGGTATCCTGACGTAAATGCACGAGATGCGAAGTTGTTTATCTTAAGCATTGGATCAGATGCAGCCTCCATGAAGTCTTGAGGATATCTCTTAGCGAATAACATCATATCTCTCTTGATCTCAGCAGAGCTCATTAAATCAACATTTCCACTTAATACCAATCTTGCAATTGCTTCTAATGTGTTAATGTCTTTGTCTGCTAAATCACGAGCCAACAATAATGCATCAATTTCAGAAAATAGCTCTTGAACATCTTCTTGTGCATCACGCTCAGCATCAAACTCATAAAACTCAGTACCATTACCTGGGTGATAATGTAAGAATTCTTGAAGAACAGGATTGTTTTTTGGAACCATTAAGACACCATCCTCAAATACAATTGGTTCTACAATTGCGTTTTGATCTTGTTCGTCTTGAAATGGTGAATTTGAATTTCGCGCGTAGCGAAGTGGGTGGTTAGTATTAGTCTCCTCATTATAATAAAGAAGACGTTTACGCGGTGTGTCTTTGTGTGCGATGTAATAGCTCAATGGAGCTTGGTTCATCTTTAATAAGTAGGTGCGATCTTTCGCCTCTAGTTTTACTCTTTCCATTTGATATAATTTAAATTATTAAAAAAATAGAGAGGGGCCGAAACCCCTCTCGTATTATTGGTATTCTTATCCTTTGAAGATGAAGAAGTTGTTAGCACCCATTGTACAAAGCGCACGCTCTGACAAGAAGTTTACTTCCATAGC